ACAACTCGGGAGTTGGCAATGGCACAATCGGAACTGGCGGTGTACCGCAGTCAGGGGAAGTGGGCTTTACTGGAACAGTTAATACACCTCCCGGAAACAATCAAATCGTATAAAAAGGAAATTTAATATAGTATGGGCGGAGATATAAAAGATTTTGTTTGGGTCAAAAGATGGATAGGTGACAAATGGATGGATGTTAAAAAATATCCTGCATATTTTGGCGGTTCAAAAAACTATACGAGAAGTAAAACAACAGCAGGAAAAATACAAGAGATAACTTTCAATAAAGGCGGTTATGTTAAAAAAGATAAACATGGGAAGGAATTATAATTATGGGCGGATATAATAAAATTGTAGTAAAGTCTATTAACATGGAACCTTATGGTTTAACTGGTACATGGACTGGTCCAGTTACAATAGGTCCATCAAGTGCTATTAAAAATAAACAATATAATTTTAGTAAAGCAAAACAAGGTAGATTCGGTGTTCCAAGATGGAAAAAAGCTGAAGGTGGTTATATGAAAAAAATGAGAAAACCACAGAAGAAATAAACAAATGGCAAAAAGAAAAAAGAAAAAAACATTACGAGAAAAAATTCAAAAAGAATTTAATAAACTTGAATCTCTTCATGAAAAAGAAGAAGATGTCATGGAAGCTATTAATGAACTTTTGGAAGATGAAGATGACGAAGAAGAACGCAATAGTTCTTCGTTGAGTGGATAATCTATGAGTAATTGGTTTACAAAAAAGAAAGACCCACCTTTTAAACCGGGCAAGACAGTTGGTGAAACTTTTAAAAATATAGCTGAGACTTATTATGATTATGGTTATATAACTCCAAAGGTTGTTGATTTTTTTAAAAAGAAAAAAAAGAAAAAGAAAGTTGAATAAAATGGAAACTTGTAAAAATTGTGAACATGGTTGTCATTGCTCTGATGGAAGTTCTTGCACTTCTTGTGAATGTAAAAATTGTGATTGTAAAAATGATAGTTTAAAAGAAAGTATTAAAATTTTATCTGATAAGACTAAAAAAGAATAATGGCAACAAAAGATTTATATAAAAAGCAGGGAGATTTTTTAACTCCAGCTACGGATACTGTACCAACACTTGGTCCTTATGATGTTAATACACCAGCAGGAGCTAGGGAAGGATTGCCTCTCAGACCTTTTGACCCAAAGAGAGCAAGGTATGCAAAGGGTGATGTAGCATCATCAGAAGAAAAACAATATAACCAAGCGTTAAATATTTTTCATTTAATGGCGAGGGAAGGAAAAACAGAACAGGAAATAAAAACTAGAATAGGGGAAAATATGTTCAATAAAATTGTTATGAATAAACAGAAAATGGCAACTGGTGGTATAGTTCCAACAGACCCATTACTTGACCCTAGATTTGGCAGATACTTTGAACAACCTGAATACAGGGCGTATCAAGAAGGTGGACCTGTACTGGAAGAAGAAGGTATGGTTGTACCAGAACTGCAACCACAAAGTGCAGATGTTAATATGCAAGTAGATACTATGATGACTCCAAGTGAAGTAGAGGGTGAAACAGAACCTGATGAAATGGAAGTGGAAGCGAACATAGATACTTCCGTATTAACTTCAGATGAAGAACAAGTTTTAGAAGCGGCAATAGAAGACTATCCAGAATTAGTTGATATTATTTCTAAAATGAGTATGAAAGAATTTACCGGTGAAGGAGAAATCGAAGGACCGGGAACAGGAACTTCAGATTCAATTCCGGCAATGCTATCGGATGGTGAGTTTGTCTTTACAGCGAAAGCGGTTAAGCAATTAGGTGTGGATAAACTTCGTAACATGATGGGAAAAGCGGAAATGGATTATGATAAAGATATGGGTGTTCAGGATATGAACAACGAACCCATGAGTGCGGCTAGAGGCGGATTAATGACTAGTCGTTACAGATAAAGTAGAGCTACCCGGGCTATCACCTAGGCACTCTACTTCGGCTACTCTTACATAATGTAAGACCCCAATAACAAGAAAGGTGATTAACAATGGTAAAAAGTAATGAGAACCCCTTACTAGGTAAAGCTACTTCTCAGGAAAGTAAAGAACAAGAGCCAAATCCGTATAATCAGAAGAAAGATTATCTTGACTATGATAAGATGGACAAGGCGGCAGAAACTTCGTTTGCTGATGCAAACACTCTAGCGGTTAAGCAGGACCGACCTAAAGTTGTAATAGATACAATGGAAAAGGAAGATACTCCGGCTGAACTAACAGAACCAGAAAACCAACCTTATAAAAAGGTTGACTATAAAAAAAGATATGATGACCTCAAGAAACATTATGATGGTCGGGTAACTTCTTTTAAGCAAAGGGAAGATGAACTCTTAGCGGAAGTTAGGTCAAACAGACCTAAGTATAAAGCTCCAAAGAGTGCAGAAGAACTTGCAGCTTTTAAGAAAGAATATCCTGATGTTTATGGTGTGGTTGAATCAGTCTCACATCTTCACGCTTCGAAGGAATCAGAAAATTTAAAAGACGAGATTAAGTCTCTGAAAAAAATGAATGAATCTATTTCCAGAAAAGAAGCGGAAACTCGGTTGTCGAAATTACATCCAGACTTTACAGAAATTCGTGAGTCAGATGATTTTCATAATTGGGCGGAAAGTCAACCCGAACAAATCAAAGGATGGATATATGGAAATAATGCTGATGCTACATTAGCGTCTCGAGCAATTGACCTTTTCAAGCAAGATACCGGCAAGTCCAGACAACAATCAGAAGTATCCGGTGACATGATACCTGCGTCAGAAATGATAAAGGTAACAAACACGAAAGACATTGGATATGGAACGAAAAAAATTTGGACTCGTTCTCAAATCGCAGCTATGTCTCAATCGGAATTTGCTAAGAATGAGGGAGCTATTGAAGAAGCACAGAGGGCTGGTCGTGTCGTAAATGACATGGGTAGAAACTATGGCGGTTCAGGAAATCCAACTTATTAATAAATAAAGAAAAAGATAGAAGCTGTAATCACAACAACAACTTAACTACAAGGAGGATGTAATGGGAACATTACACTATAGTGGTGATAGTAGTGCTTCGAACTTTAATGTAAGTACAGCAGGTCAAACCAATGAATTTTGGGTTCCTGAGATATTTTCGAAGAAGATTCAAAACTTCTTCAGAAAAGCATCTGTCGTTGAAGCTATAACCAATACGGATTATGCTGGTGAAATTAGTGCTTTTGGCGATACTGTCAAAATCATTAAAGAGCCAACAGTAACTGTTGCGGCTTATACTCGAGCGGCTGCTACTACCAAACAGTACCTTGGAGACCAAGAAGTGACACTTGTTATTGATAAAGCAAACTCATTCAAGTTTATTATTGATGACATTGAGGAAAGAATGTCTCATGTCAATTGGGCTTCCGTAGGTGCGTCAAGTGCGGCTTATACGCTAAAAGATACAATGGATTCAGAAGTAATTGCGGCTATGTTTAGCGGTGTATCTTCTTCTAGTCCAGACCATGTGATTGGTGCTGACTCAGCTACTGCTAATGCAGGACTGGCTATCGCCAATGATGCAATCGACACCGGTTATGGTACGGGGGAGATTACTCCTTTGGCTATAATGGCTAGATTTTCAAGATTACTAGATGAAGCCAATGTGCCGGAAGAAGGCAGATGGTTCTTAGCTAGTCCACAATGGTATGAAGAATTAGCAAATGAGTCTTCAAAACTAATGACTTCTGACTACAATCAGGGTGATGGTGGCGTAAGAAATGGTTTAGTGGCTTCAGGAATGGTTAGAGGATTTAAATTGTATAAATCCAATAATATTGCTGCAGTTACAAACGCAACCGCTAAAATAATTTGCGGTCATATTTCTTCTACAGCAACTGCACAGTCTATTCTTAACATTGAAACTCTTAGAGACCATGCCACTTTTGGTGACATTGTTCGAGGACTTCATGTTTATGGAAGACAAGTTCTTAGAGATAATGCACTCGCTTCAGCGTTCTACATAATTGACTAATAACTAACTAAAGGGGGCGGATTAAGGTTCGCCCCTTTCTACAATATAAATCAAAGGGAAAAACAAAAAATGCCAAATGTAAAAAAGGGATTAAGTGCAGAGGATGTAATTACCAGACATCAACCAAGTGTGATGGAAGGAAATAATGTGGCATCCGTAGACCACGGAAAAGATAAATATCCCAGAGCTTATTACAAAGCGGATTTAAGAAGAGCTTGTGATAAAGCTGACATGGGAACTCCGGGTGACACTAAAATGTATGCGGAAAATCCTGTACCAAATGTTAAGACTGCTGGTTCAGCTAATTAAAAAAAAAGAGAATTTTAAATGGCAGCTCCGTTCCGTACATATCTGGATTTAACAAATACAATTCTTAGAGAACTGAATGAAGTTGAATTAACTTCTGCAAGTTT